CTTTTAATTTAAGTTTAACTGTATCACCTAAATTAGTAAGTCCGTTCCATAGCATCGCTCTATTAATGTCCATTAATATATTCTCCTAATTCTTTAAAAGTTTTGCTATAATCAGTCCCTCTAGTTTTATCAGTTACAGCCAAATACTCACGCAAAGCCGGTAGCTTATTACTCCAATCGTCCTGCATCATGTATTTAATCAACCCTCTCCAACGTTGAGCACCATATGGGTGCTGGTTGAATTCCAAATTAAACTTCTGTCTATCTATGAAGTTTTCAATCTTTTCTTTTGCCCATTTCTTGGCTTCTGGTGGTAACACTTGTACATTTAAATATGAGGGCAAATAAACTAAATGTGTTCCAATAATACCACCACCAAACATAGAAGGATTAATTTTACTAAATCCTTGATCCATTTTCCAAGTAGCTAATTCATCTATGTAACCTACGTTTAATAATTGTATTGCACAGGCAATATTAATTACTGTATTGTCTTTTGTGTTTTCATCTAGTCTTTTTAAATTTTTTGTTACATCTTCCCACTTGCTAGGATAACGTATGTAATCATTACGTTGACCAAAAGCATCAATGCTAAAATTAAAACGCACCTCCTTAAAATGATCCCATAACTTGAATAACTTGTCTGGTAGTTCTAATCCGTTTGAATTATAACGTAGATTAACTTGTCTAGCTAATCCTTCTTCAACCATAAACTCTAAAATTTTATAATGTTCTGGAATCAATAAAGGCTCTCCTCCTGCAAAATATAATTCTTGTATATGCTTTGCTTGATCCTTCATTGACTCTATAAATGATCCTTTTTTATACCAAGTATAATCATATTGATCGTCCCAACCTTGATCTGCAATTAGATCTTTGTCTTTATACTGTGGCATTTGCAGTTTCCATTCCTTTATCCAACTTGAACTATCATGAGGACTACACATAATACATTTTAGTTGGCATAGATTACCTAAACGTAAATCAAAGTAAGGAATATTTACAGGTGCAGTACCATCTTCTTTTGTACTTGCAATAAGATTATCAAAGTCTACACGTTGTTTCCATTCTGCACTTTCCCATTGGCGTTTACTTGTAATACCTTTTTCTTCTTCACTAAAACATTTTGTACAACTACTAGGTATTTCTCCATTCAGCATCTGTAATCTTGTTCTTCTCATATGTTCGCTGTTCCACACTTCTTCTATAGTATGGTCACGTAGGTTCATAGCAATACCATCTTTCTTAACAAGTCCTGCTGTCTTTTCATCTTGTTTACCTGCACCACTGGCATTGGCAGTACAACATACTCTAACGTCTCCGTTAGGTCTTGTTGCTAAATGTATCCAGGGTAATGGGCAAAATGTTTTACTCATATTATGGTTTTCTTCCTATTAACATATATCTTGTATATTTTTCTAATTCTAATTCTGCTTTTTCTGTTACACGTAAATTACTTTTGCGTTCAAAGTCAGATAAACTTTGCATACAGTTTACGTGTTCCTTATGTTCAAAGTAATTATTGCTTTGTAAAATAATTTGCGAACCAAGAGGTATTTTATCTAACCAAGTATTATACTGTTCTTGTGTAATATGTTCACAACTTGTATTGATAACAAAGTATGGTTCTCTTTTATATTCATATTCGCACATATCAGCTGTAACACTTTCAAACTTACCTTCCATCTCGTAACGTTTGTTCATCATACTAGCAATTTCTTTGCATTTGGGATCTATGTCTATGCTTGTTATATGTTTTATTCCTAGTTCACTGTTGAACATCATACAAGCTAACACTCCATTCCAACCTCCATGTATTACGCACTCTGCGTTTCTAATTGATTTATGTTTCTCTAGAGCTTCAATCAACCATAGTTTACTCTTAATTTGTCCGCCCCAGAAACTTTCTAATGTACGTTCCTTATCTTCGCTTATACGAATTGCGTCCATCCAATATTTTATATCATTTATATCTATTTTCATTTAATTTTTTTATTGTATTCGTTTGCTTCTTTAATCAAACTTAATTCAATACCTTGTTCTTCTGCTGTTTTTAATAATGCTTGTACGTCTTTAGGAAAACAATGACCGCCAAATCCTCTTTCATCTGTAACCATTGTATGACTATCTCCAATACGACTGTCTTGTGCTACATATTTTCTCACATCTTCATATTTTAAATTTAATTTTTCACAAAGATCAAAAATCTGGTTAAAGAAGTTTACTTTCGTTGCTAGAAAGGCATTTCTAAAATACTTTGCAATAACTAATGCTCTTGGATCAGCAACAACAATGTCGCAATCAAAAATATCAGTCCAGAAGTCTACACCTTTACCACCCATAAGTATTTCTTTTTGTGCTTTTAAATCTCCAACGGCAGTATTAGCTCGTAAAAATTCAGGACTAAAACATATTTCTTTTTCAGGAGTTTCACTGATAATATGATCCCAGCCCTTAATACTTATCGTACTTTTTATTAGTATGGGTCTCTTAGGTGCTGTTTGCCTAATAACGTCCTCTACGTTACGCATATCGCATTCGCCATCTACTGTAGGTGTGCTAACACATATAATAACACAGTCTGGTGTACCAAAGTCTTTGTATCCTTGTGCAGGATCATATATTGTTACATCATGCTTCTTTTTCAACAACTCTCTGTGAGCCTTACCTACAAAGCCAAAACCTGCTATTGTTATTTTCATTTCTTCTCCACGAACTGTTCACGTAACTTATCAAAACTTCCACATTGTTTTGAACATTCTTTCAATCCACAAGTTGACCATTGACTGCTTATTAAGTCAAAGAACCCACTATCAAATATTTCTTTTAAACTTTCGTTGTGTAAGTTAGGAAACCTTTTAATTTTCATCATATAATCCATCTTACTTGGGAATAGTTGAGGCATCCATTTCAAATCTAACCAACAGCAAGGAGCAACATCACCACCTGCACTAATATATAACATATGATCTTCAACTGCTTTACAATTAATCTTTGGTAATTTTTCTTCTCTGGCCGCTTCAGCTGGTGCTATCATTTCTAAACTTTTATCTGACGGATATAACGTATCAACTTTATTCCAGTTTTCATCTATAACATCAAACTTTCCATCTCTAAAACGTGTTGTATGTTTTACTTGAAACTCTTTGAAACCTAATTCTTTAGATAACGCACGACAGTCTTCAAGTTGATGTTGATTGTGCTGAAAGACTAACATATCCCAACGTGCTTCTCCACCGGCTTCAATAAATGTTTTTGCATTGTCTATAATTTTGTTCCAGTTTGTGTTTACTCTATATCTTGAGTGTGTATCTTCTAATCCGTCAATACCAAATGCCGCCACAACATTTATTTTTGCAAGTTCTCTCCACCATTGTGCTACACGACCACTTCCGTTAGTGTGCATTGTTAGTCCCATTGTTGGATTATGCCTTCTTAAGTATTGATATATTTCTAAAGTGTCTTTTGCTACAATAGGATCGCCAAGGTTACCACACATATTTAGGTGCCATAGTTGTTTTATAAACTCAGGACTAAACCATTTTTTAAATAATTCTATATTAACTTCTGCCAAAGTGATAGAGTCAAGTAAAGGACCACCATGTACACGTCTAGCACACATAGGACATTTCGCTTGGCATTTAGAAGTAACTTCTAAGTGTATAGATTTTATGTCTTCTAATTTATACATTCTTTTCCTTTGGTATCTTACTGTCTGCACTACTAACACAGGTAGGAGTAATACACAGCTTTGGTGCTTTAAACAGTTCAAATCCTTCGTCTAACGTGCCTAAGGGTTCATCATGACAACTATATGCACGTTTGACTTCATTGCTTCTTATAATACAACTTTGATAACCGCTGTTACACATCCAGCCTTTGAATTTATTAAATCCGTATGCATTTAACCTTTCAGCTTGATCAATCCAATATTCTATTCCTTTAGCATCATATAACGCGACTTGATGGGTGTTTTGTACACTTTCGTTTTGTAATATGTTTTTTTGTTCTTTCGTATAACCATCCACGATAAAACTAGCAGTAGGATCAGACTGAGGCTTGAGTGTAACATGAAGCCCCCTATCACTAAACCGTTTACTACGTTCATAATATTCCTCCCAATGTTCAGGTACCATTACCTGATTGATTGTTACAAG